ATAATCGGAAATATGTAGTAATAACAATGGTATAGTTATAGTTCAAAGATTTGTATAGTGGTTCAAAGATTTGTTCTATCACAGGGCACAGGGCACAGGGCACAGGGCACAGGGCACAGGGCACAGGGCACAGGTGACAGCAACGCCTAACAATGTTAGACATTGTTGGTAGATGTTAATGTAGACTAACAACGGTGGTACCGATTAGGATGGCATGGATGTTGCATGCGCGCCACTCCTGCACCAAACGTTTAAAAAATTTTTGAAGATATCAACTATCTTACATCTATAATCCTTAATATTGAAGATATCAACTATCTTACATCTATAATCCTTAATACTGAAACGCTCAACCCTCTAATCTCTGAAACGCTCAAACCAAAACCAAAACTACCCCCAGAATCTAAGTAGAGCCTAAATACTTGACCAAACAAACCAAACCCGATAACTTGAGCAAGGAGGAGAATAAATATGATCATCGACCTAAACAAAGAGATGGAAGATCAGCTCAGAAGGGTAACGGATCTTGCGGACGAGGCAGCCAACGACGACTCGCAAGGCTTTCAGTCAAGGGCGTCAGCGATGACGGCGTGTTCAACGATGTTGGCACAATTGACGAAAGCCCAAGAGTCTCTCATTACTATGGAGAATCTTAACAAAACGGAGCGTTGTATTATAGAGACGGTGAAAGATTACCTTTCCGAGAATCAACTGCAGGAACTCTTAGACCGCCTGGAGAAGAACCTTGAAAAACTCGATAGCTGAAGGTTCATTTTCTCGCATACAGGCAGCACTGCGTCCCACAAAGTCGAGCATCCTGGACTTCATCTTGAATAAGACTCGGCTTCATGGTCGACCTTTCAGTCTCAAAGGGCACGAATACCAGGGAAAAATTATCGAGCTGCTGACGAACCCCGACCTTGAATTGGTCGTACAGAAGCCTTCGCAGACTGGTATAAGCGAAGTTATCTACCGTATAATACTAAGTTGGATGAATTTTATACCGGGGTTTAGTGCAGCGATAGTGTTTCCGACGAAGGTGATGAGTAATGAGGTAATGAGTACGAGGATAAACCCAATTATCAACGACTGTGAGCCGCTCAAAGCAATTAGGAACAAAGACGTAGATTCCAATTCAGCCAAAATGTTCCTTAACGACTCAATCATATATGCGTTAGGGGCGTCTTCGAACTCGAAGAATACGGTAATTAATAGGCCAATTAGAGCGATAATTGCAGATGAGTTGGCAAGGTGCGATCCTGGCGTAATAACATCAATGCGATCCCGCCAGAAGCATCAAGAACACAAAAGTAGCGTATATTTTTCGACTCCTTTGTTCGAAGGAGCCGATATAGACCTACAGATGCAGAAATGCGGAGTAATCTGGGAGCAAATCTTAAAATGCAGGAGGTGCGGACATTATTTTTTCCCTGATTTCTACTCTCATATCCGTCTGAAAGGGTTCAAAGACCCAATCAGGCACCTCAAACAGAAGCACATCGACGACTTACATTTGGATCTAAGTGAATCTTGGCTCGAATGTCCTCACTGCAACCAACCAACGTCTCACGAACACAGTGATTTTGAATGGGTTGACACCGCTACCAACCCTCGACGCCCAAAGACAGGGCTAAGATTGTCAGCATTCTGTATGCCGAGCTATGTTACAGCAGCTACATTGCTGGAAAACTGGCTCGCTTACGATGATAAGGTAGAATTCCATCAGCAAGAGCTTGGGTTACCAGCTACAAAGAGCGACACGGCCATGGACACAAACGGGTTCGTGTTCGACGACGCTGAAGCAGGCGTGGTTAACGTTTGGGGTCTGGATCTTGGAAAGGTCAGTCACCTTGTTATCGCCTCTGTAAGCTCTGATCGAGTCTTCGCACATACTTTTGTGAAGATTCCTTTAAGGGATTTAAGGGCTGAAGTTCCAAAATATATCAACCATTATAATTGCATCGCTGGAGTAATAGACTTAATGCCGTATTCGGAGATAGCTGTAGAATTCTCTAATACATTTTCAAATACTTGGTCAGCTATATATTACGACCCTGCGACTCCGGTTCCAGAACTTTTTAAATATAAGCTTAAAGATGACGACGCGCTTGGGAAAGTACGTCAATGGGCGGTGCGCTTTTCGTAATAGTGAGTTTAACGAAGAAATAAAGCAGCACCATGAGGCGATGAGAAGGGTAAGAGATAGAAAATATGTTGAAATAAGGTATCAATGGATAAAGGCGCAGGGGAATAAAACTGCCGACCACTTTTTTCATGCAAGCGTGTATTGCTTTGCAGCGTCTCGTATGATGTTATCTTCTAGTGTTAGCGCCCTGCCGTTGAGCTTGGGTATTAGTAGTTTCCGATTAAAAAGGGATATATAGAAAATGTTTAACTGGTTTAAGACAGATAAGATAACGGCGAAGGATGGGGAGACTGTCCCGGCTCCGTATATAAAAAAGACTAATGGACAAATCTCAGATACATCTTCTAATTATACGGATACGGACCTTACGACGTTAAGGTCAGTTGGGTCGCAGCAGAAAGATGCGATTAAAGCGTTAGTTCAGAATTCTCCTGATGCTTCATTCGCTGCGTACTCTAAGGCGAGATTTGCAATTACCGACTCTTATACAGTTATAGCGTATACGTTGGACGGAAGAATCGATGTTGGGGCAACAGAATCAGCACATGCACTCGTTAATCGACTTGATAAGCTGCGTCCTTATTATGACAAATACAGTAAGCCTTCTGACTTTCGTTCTTTAAGTGAGAGGGCGTTGGCGCAATTGCAATATTATGGGAGTTTCGGAGCACAATTAGTGTTAGAGTCTGGGTCTATACCTACAAGGATAGAGATATTCTCGACTCGCAATATGAAGTTCGAGGAGAAGAATGGTCGGGAAGTTCCGTATATCGAACAGAATAGTGTAAAGTATTATCTTGATACGCCTCTTGTGGTGATTGAGGATCTTGATCAGGATGTCTCTACTCCTTACTCAATGTCGCCTCTTCAATCCGCGACTCAACCATTGATAGCGGACCACGAATTTGTTAACGATCTAAGGCGGGCCTTCAGTAAAGCGAATCTACCAAGAGTTACAGTGAAGATTGTGACTGAGAAATTTATGGAGTCGTTGCCGCTTGACGTTAAGATGGATAAGAAGAAGTTGGGTGAGGCACAAGCGGAGATGATAAGAAGGATTAGTGCGGAGCTTAATGGTCTATCTCCAGAGGATTGTTTGACGTACTTTGATAATATGATTGTCGAGCACTTGACTGCGGGAAATAACTCTAGCGACAGAAGCGTAAAGGAGCATAAAGAATTACTAAATGCGAAGGTAGCTTCTGGGTTACACACTTTGCCTGCGATGTTAGGGCGGGGGGAAAGCTCGACGGCGGCGAGTACAGAAGCGATGGCGTATCTGAGAGCTGTAGAAGGGGAGCAGGAGAAACTGAATCACATGTACAGCTCTCTTCTTACTGTAGGAGTAAGACTGTTAGGTCATGATGCTTATGTTGAATTTTATTATGCAGATCCTGAATTGCGCCCCAAGAGTGAGTTGGAGTCTTTCAGATCTATGAAACAATCTCGAACGATGGAGTTATTAAGTTATGGATTTATTAGTGATGAGGAAGCTTCAATTCATCTCACTGGGAGCCTTCCGAGCGGGAACTATATCCCTTTGTCAGGGACACAATTTTACAAAGGCTCTAGTGACGCTGCAGGTAATCCATACTCAAATACCTCAGTGAGCGGAAAAGGAATAACAGACACAAAGACCGGAAAAGATACAAAATCTAAAGATCAAAAAGCATCTTCAAATAAAACTACAGGGAAATAAAATATGAAAATAAATATAGCTTTTATAATGGCTAGAGCGAAAGAGGCTTCTACATGGAGAGGTCTGATCCTTATCTTGACAGCACTTGGAGTTGAGGTAAGTCCAGAGATGTCAGAAGAAATAGTTAAGCTTGGATTAGCTCTAGCGGGAGTTATAGGCTTGGTGACGAAAGATGGAAATAATTAAAAGGTTTGAAGGAATTCTCGATGGAGACCCATCGACAGTTAATCTTGACCCTTATTTATGTCCAGCAGGGTATTGGACTATAGGATGGGGACACTTGGTACGGAATGCAAAAGGGGAGACAGTAAAGAGTAAGAAAGAGGCATACTCTATATACAAAGGCGGAATCACTCTTCAGGAGGCAGAATCGTTATTAAGAGACGATGTTAGAAAGTTCGAGTCTTTCGTAAAGGAGAAGGTAAAAGTTCCATTAACAAAGAATCAATTGGAAGCGTTGACGAGCTTCTGCTTCAATGTAGGGACAGAGAACTTTAACAGATCAACACTATTGCGGAAATTAAATAGTGGAGACTACGATGCTGTTCCATCTGAATTAAAGAGGTGGGTGAAGGCCAAAGGGAAGAAGCTGAACGGACTGGTCAGGCGGCGGGAAGCGGAATCAGAACTTTGGAATAGAACTTGACATCTTACACCATCTCTTTCTATGATGGAAAAAATAACTTTTTTGGGTCAATATGAAAAAGACATTGAGCATTGAAGCCGTCCATTCTCTGTACGCAGGGGAACTCGGACACGCTTTATCCCAAATCTCTGATTACACTGAGAAATTTAAGATCCAGATGGAAGAGGGGATTCCAGCTGAGGACCAGAAGCCGTATATCATCGTCGACGGAATTGCCATCTATCGTATAAGCGGGCCTCTGTTGTCCAACGGAAGTTGGTTTAGTCGGTATCTCGGTTACTCTGCCTATGATGATATCCGGACTGACTTGATGAAGGCTGCGTCTGATCCTGATGTAAAGGAGATTCTTCTTTACATGGGAACTCCTGGAGGGTCAGTATTTGGTGTAACTGACGCTTCCGACGCTTTAAGTAAAGTTGGAGCGATCAAACCTCTTTACGTTTACAGTTCTAAGAATGTCGCCAGTGGTGGTTATTGGTTGGCGGCGAATGCTAGAACATTGATTGCATCTCCTGAATCTGAATGGGGGAGTATCGGAGTAATCGTAACGCACTTCTCTTACGAGAAGATGTTGGAAGAGGATGGAATTAATGTCACTGTAATCAAGTCTGACGAATTGAAAGCGGTGGGTGGGCCTTATAAAGATCTTACTGATAAAGAGATTTCCCATATAAAGTCTCAAGTAGATCAATATAATGATCTCTTCCACAAGCATGTGAAGAGTAAGCGTCCCGGTGTTCGTCTCTCTTCTATGAAAGGGGAGACGTTTATCGGTGAAGAAGCGTTAAGGATGGGTTTGGTTGATGCAGTAATGAGTTATGATCAAACCATCAATTATATAAAAAGCAAGCGGAAAGTAACAACCCAAACTGGAGGGTATAACATGAAAATGACCGCAGAGGAATTGAAATCAGCCCTCGAAGCTGGCGCAACGCTAGAGAGTTTGGGCATCACCGAAGAGGAGGCGGCTGAGATTCAGGCGTCGATGGAGGAGCCTACTCCTGAAGCTTCTGAAACCGAGACTCCTGAAGCTTCTGTAGAGATTCCGGAAGTCGGTGCTTTACAGGAGAAGATCCTGGCACTGTCTCAGCAGATTTCTGATAAAGACGCTGAGATCGAGCGACTCAAAGCGGACGTCGCTCAGGCTTCTTCTGATAAAGCTCTTGTAGCAGAGATGAAGTCGGCAATCTCTGACATGATCAATAATCGACGTGTAGCGTTGCAGTTGACCAAGATTGACTTTAGTGCTTTCAGTGCTGAATCTTTGATGGCTGACTACAAAGCTATTACTGCTCAGTTTGATACTGCTTTTAAGACTGGCGGTTTGTTTGCAAAGAAAGAAGAGAAACAGCAACCGAAGGTTGCGACTAACAGTGTTCATGCTCGCCTGCTTGATGCGGCTGCTTAACTAACTAAATAGGAGAAACAAAATGGCAACTTGGACTTTTGCTCCGCTGGCAGGTGACATTAACTATGTTATTAGTGCCAAGCTCGGGACCGACACCGTCGCTAACTCTGGGCACCTTACTGACGCTGATATCGGCAAGCCTGTAAAACTGTTGGCTGCTGGTCGATATGGTTTGTGTGCTGATGGTGATAATATCGACGGCTTTCTCGTAGGCGTAGATCCTGAGACTGTTGACGGTTACGCTTTCGGTAGTGTTCAGATCGGTGGACGTATATATGCTCAATTGGATGGGGCGTCTACTTTTGGATACTACGTAGAGGCAGGCACTATGGCTGCAGCTCGAACCGCAGAGACCTCTGGATATGGGCAAGTTTCTACCAGTGCAATCTACACTACTCTGGATGCTACTTCTACTGGTGGTGAGGCTATCCCGTTTATTCTCGCTAAGAAGTGGCGCATTATTTCTGGCGCTGTAACTGACGAAGCCATCGTTCTGTTGGAAAAACAATAATAGGAGAAAGTAACAATGAAAAATATTGTAAAATTCGTAGACAGTGACGGTGTCCAGGAAGTGACTCTTGGCCTCCAGCATTGGCAGGCCGCGCAGGACAAGAATCTCAGTCTTCGTCAGTTCGTTAACCAGAAGTACCCGACTACTGCAGATGCGAAGCACGACACCTTTACTCAGATGTGTCAGTCTGTCGGCCTGTATACCAAACCTGCTCGGGAATTGGGCGTTCGTCCGATCTCTATGAAAGAGATCGAGAACGGTGGTCTGGAATTTGGCGTCGGGATGTCAGGTACTGAGGTATCTCCGGTTCAGACCAAGATTCTGTTCCCTGCCGTTATCGCTGAATTGGTTGAGAATAAGCTACAGTTCGACCGTATGTCCGCCATTGCTGCCTTTGATGTGATGCTGGCTGATGTTTACTCCGTCGCCGGTCGTCGTATCGAGCAGCCGTACATCGACTATACCCGGAACAACGGACCTGAGGGAACTCGCAATCAAGCTCGGGCGCAGGGCGCAGAGCCTGCAACCATGATGACCATCAAGGCTGGTGAGAAAACGCTGACCATTGGTGAGACTCCTCTGGCTGTGACTGTGACCGACGAGGCAATGCAGGCCACGACTATTGATATGGTCGCCCTTGCCATGGCTCGTCAGGCTGAAGTCGAGGCATTTACTCGTGTCGGTGAGGATCTTCTGGCAGTTCTCCAAGGGAACGCTGACGCTGGCTCTTACGGAACTTCTGCTCTGCCGTCTGTAACCGCGAAGTCTCTGGACAGCACCATCTCTGCTGCTGCGACTCTGACCGAGTTGGCTTATGCCAAGTGGCTGTACACTGGCCTTGAGAAACGACGAATCAACTACATCGTCACTGACTTCGCTGGTGCCTGGGCTATCCATAACCGTACCGGGAAACCGACTCAGGACAAAGACGAGACCAAGGTTCCGAGCGATCCGTTCAACGCTGTGGCTTCAATCTTCTACCCGACCTTGCTGAATCAGGTCGAGATCTTTGTTGTGCCGTCGACTGCCGGTTGGCCTGCAAATACCCTGATGGGGTTTGACTCTCGCTATGCCATGCGGAAATGGGTCAACACCCTGGCTACTTACTCTGACGTTGAGCGTTATGTTCTTCGTCGAGCATCTACCTTTGTAGTGAGCTTTGGTAGCAAAGTGACCCGTTACTTTGATGACGCTTTCTCGGTTCTGACTTTGACAGTGTAGTCTAACCCCGGACCTCGACTCTTAGAAACAGGAGTCGAGGTCTAAATTTATCGCTGGAGATAGGATATGGCGGTTAAACCTGAAGTAGTAATTGAAGCCAAGCCGGAGCCGAAGGCAGAAAAGCCTGAAGTAAAGGTTGAGAAACCAGATATTAAACCGGCCCCTCGGGAAGGGTTTGTCGTAGTTGCAATGGATATTAAATTCAACTCCCTGTATCATCCGTATCAGCGACGTTGGGTGCCGACCATCGATGTTTGTCCTGAGGGGTTAGAAATGGAGCGTGACAGTTGGTTGGATTGTCAGATTGAAGCTGGACTTGTTAAGGTGATCAAGTGATTTCAATTACCGATTATACATCGTATGCGGAGATTCGCGCTGTTATTGGTGTAGATGCGGTAGAGCTTCCTGATGTTACATTAGGATTATCAGTTTTCACTTCGGCCCTCCGTAGGGCATTACGCAGTATAACTAATAGCAACGGGGAGAGTTTAATAACTCTGTTCAATGCTATAAACCCCTTGAGTATGACAGAGTTTGAAGAGCATCTGTACTATACGATAAAGGAGTATGCGACTTATGCTGTAGCTGATGCGTGTTGTTCAGGTTTGAGTATGTTTGCTCTTAAATCTGACAGCGACGGTAAGGCATCACAGACCCGATTCTCCTCAGAAGCTACCTTTAAAGACGTAGTTAGAAATATACGAGAGCGTATAGCGTCTTTGACCGGTGAGCTTGACAGCCTTTTAGGTGGTGAAGCTTATGAGGTTCCTTCTATAACTCGCATTACTCCTTCTGTTGATCGGGTAACAAACGCATGAACTTGAGCAAATCCGTAGAGCGTTTCACGCTAGAAGAGTTGACCGACCCTTACGGAGTCGGGAGTCCTATGTATGGGCACCTCTCAGTCTTTGAAGAAGAGAAAAGCTCCGGAGTTGCTACAAGGCGTCGCATCAT